AGGCCCCCCTGTCTTTTCTGGCTTCCTCTCTCCGATGCAGTCCAAAATCCACCAAGACAGTCCGTTCACAGCCAAACCGATCGGGAATGATCCCGATGCCGGCTAAACGATCCAGAGCCACGCGAGGGGCAACCGAGCCAAGACTCCACAGCCCTTACCTCAAAGGCGCTTCTAAGGTTGACGATGTAATTGAACTAGCAAACCTAATCAAGATGCCCTTATTGCCATGGCAGGAGTTCGTATTGCGCGACATGTTGCGCGTAGATAAGAAGGGCATGTGGATTCGCAAGACGAACCTTCTATTGGTGGCTAGACAGAACGGAAAGACCCACCTAACGCGCATGGTGATCCTTGCTCACCTGCTCAAGTGGGATAGTAAGAACATCATCATCGCTTCATCTAACCGCTCAATGGCTTTGGATACCTTTCGCCAAGTGGCCAGCGTGTTTGAGCATAACGAGAACCTTATGGCGCTAGTAAAGGCTATTCGTTACGCAAACGGTACTGAGTCGATCGAGATGAAGGACGGCAGGCGTTTAGATGTTGTGGCTGCTACCAGAGACGGCTCACGCGGTAGAACTGCCGATGCGCTATTCCTCGATGAAGTTCGTGAATGGTCAGAGGAAGGATATCGAGCAGCGATGCCGGTAACACGCGCTAGACCAAACGCTCACACCTTCCTAACTTCTAATGCTGGAGATGCTTTTAGCGTTGTATTGAACCAACTGCGCGAGAGAGCGTTAGATAACCCACCAAAGTCCTTTGGCTTCTACGAATACAGCGCCCCACAGTATTGCAAGATAGATGATCTGCAGTCTTGGGCTATGGCTAATCCTGCACTTGGCTATACGATCACAAAGGAGTCGCTAGCCGAGGCAGTTGCTACTAGCCCGATAGAAAATACACGCACCGAGTTACTTTGCCAATGGATCGACTCACTCAGCAGCCCTTGGCCTCATGGAATCCTTGAGGAGACTAGCGATAGCGAGTTACAGATCCCAGTTGGCGGATACACAGTCTTTGGCTTCGATGTTTCACCTTCTAGGCGTAACGCTTCGCTAGTTGCTGGTCAAATCTTGCCAAATGGAAAGATAGGCGTGGGCATATTGCAGACTTGGGAGTCAGCGGTCTCAGTTGATGATCTAAAGATCGCAGCCGATATCAAAGCGTGGGCAGATCAGTATCGACCGCGCCAAATCTGCTATGACAAGTACGCTACCCAGTCGATAGCCGAGAAGTTAGCCAATGCTGGGTGCATAATCCAAGATATCTCAGGGCAGCAGTTCTATCAGGCTTGCGGAGATTTGCTTAACGGTCTAGTGACTCATCAAGTGGTTCACAATGGCCAAGCAAACTTAATCCAACAGATGAATAACTGCGCGGCTAAAGTTAATGACTCTGCTTGGCGAATTGTTAAGCGAAAGTCAGCCGGTGACATCTCTGCACCTATCGCCTTGGCTATGGTTGTGTCGATGTTAATGAAACCACAACAGGTTGCGGCTATCTACACCGAATGACCTACATGTAGTGTATAATTGCACTCTATGGGTATCTTTTCGCGCAAACCGCTAATCGTAGAAGCGCAAGCAGCGCCACAGGTAATGGGCGAAAACTTACCCTCACTTTACAACAGCCTCACCCTTCGCGTATCACGCAAAGATGCGATGTCTGTACCTTCAGTCGCTCGCGCTCGTAACTTAATCTGCGGAACTGTCGCATCTATACCGCTTGAGTACTACAACAAGCGCACCGGCGAAGTTATCGCGCCGCCTCGTTGGATCAACCAACTTTCAAAGAACCAACCGTCATTCGTCACAATTAACTGGATCGTAGATAGCCTTCTATTCTACGGCAACGCTTACCTTCGAGTAACAGAGCGTTATGCCGAGGACGGCCGCCCTTCAGCCTTTGAATGGATCGCAAACTCTCGCGTTACCTTCACGACCGATCTTGAAGGCATCATGATCACGCAATACTATGTCGATGCTAATCCGATCGACATGAATGACATCGTAACGATCCAAGGGCTAGATGAAGGCGTGTTAGAACGCGCTGGAAAGACTATCCAAGCAGCGATCGACATCAACCGCGCCGCTTCTATCTCTGCTGCAACTCCAATGAGTTCGGGCATCTTAAAGAATACAGGCGCAGACTTGCCACCTGCAGAGGTTTCAGGACTTCTAGCCGCATGGAAGCGCAGCCGCCAAAATAACTCGACTGCTTACCTAACTAGCACACTAGAGTTTCAGTCAACACAGTTCTCGCCTAAAGACATGATGTACAACGAGGCGATTCAGAACCTATCTACTGAGATCGCTCGCGCTATGAATGTTCCGGCTTACTATCTAAGCGCCGATCAAAACACGACAATGACTTATGCGAATGTTCAAGACGAAAGATCTCAATTTTATGCGCTTAGCATCGAACCCTATGTACAGGCGATTCAGACTCGTCTAAGCATGGACGATATCTCAACAGCAGGGCATGAAGTTCGTTTCAGCGTGTTTGATACATTCTTAAAAGAAGATCCTTTGGTTGAACTTCAGGTAATTGAGAAGTTGCTAACCCTAGGACTTATTACAACTGAACAGGCTATGGAAATGACGGATCTAACTCCCAACGGAAGCGAAGGCATGAGTTAATGGAAACCCTTTACATCGAGGCTGCATCTATTGAATGTAGCGAGGAACGCCGCGAAATCTCAGGCAAGATCGTGCCTATGGGAACTGGCGAAATCGGTAACACTAATCTTGGCGGCGTAGTCTTTGAAGCGGGAAGCATCGAGATAGATGACCCTTCTAAGATCAAGTTGCTATCACAGCATGATGTTAAGAAGCCTATCGGCCGCATGGTAACTGCAACAGTTCGACCAGACGGCATCTATGCAACTTTCAAACTAAGCCGCTCAACAGGTGGTAACGATGCGCTAGTAATGGCGCAAGAAGGACTCGTAAGCGGTCTTTCAGTAGGTGCAGAAATCATCGCATCAGCACCTTCACGCGCTGGACACACAGTAGTCACAGCAGCGAAGTTAAAAGAAGTTTCTCTAGTAACTGAACCGGCTTTTAAGTCTGCTCAGGTTCTTGAGATCGCAGCAGAGGAAGTAGAACTCCCTGCTGAACCAAACACACCAACAGAAAGCGAGGCGGTCGTGGAAAATACTCCAGACACCGTAGCAGCACCAGAAGTTGAGGCAACGGCTGTTGAAGCCGCTCGCCCAACTGTAGCAGCACCTGCATATGCGAAAGAGCGCACAGCACCTATCTCATCTGCACAATATCTCGAAGCATCTATCAAGTCAGCACTTGGAGACGATGATTCACGCCGCGTAGTTCGCGCAGCAGATGATTCAACTTCAACAAACACAGGCTTGACACTTCCACAGCACCTTAACTCATTCATTACAGATACATTCACAGGCCGTCCAGTATTCGATGCAGTAACTCGCAACGCGCTGATCGACTCAGGAATGTCATTTACAGTTCCACGCCTTTACACAAACGCTACATCAGCAGACACAGCACCAGCAGTCGCTGATGTTAACGAAGGCGCATCAGTAACAGACACAGGCATGACATCAGCCTATGACACAGTAAATATCAACAAGTTTGCTGGCCTCAACCGTATCAGTTGGGAACTCATCGACCGTTCGTCTCCTTCATTCATGGAACTGCTCATGGCAGAACTCCGCAAGGCATATGAGAAGGCAACAGATACTGCAGTTCTAACTGAACTCATTTCATCTGGTACAACAGCCACAGGCGTTGCTGCAACAGCAGCAGGCCTTCAGTCATTCATCTCTGTAGAAGGCGCAGCCGCATACAAGGGAACAGGCGGAGACTTTGCTAACAAGTTGGTTGCTAACACAGACCAATGGGCAGCGATCACAGGTTACGCAGACACAACAGGTCGCGCACTTTACTCAGCACAGGGCGCAACAATGAACGCATCAGGTTCAGCAGTTGCATCATCAGTTCGTGGAAATATCCTTGGAACTGACTTGATCGTTGATCACAACATCGCTGCTTCAGGCGTTGTAGATAACTCAGCGTTCTTGATCGCACCTTCATCAGTTTATGTCTGGGAATCTCCAGTCACAAACCTTCGCCTTCAGGTACTTTCAACAGGTGAACTTGAGATCGCACTTTATGGCTATCTTGCAGTTTATGTTGCGAAGTCAGGTAAGGGCGTTCGCAAGTTCAACCTTACATAATAGGTTACTAAGTCGCTGGTGGGGTGATGCCCTTTCACCCCACCAGTCTTTAGAAAGGAGATCAAATGTCTTACACGACCGTAGCGGAATTAAGAAGCGCGCTTGGAGTGGGTAGTCTGTATCAAGACTCTGTGTTGCAGTCCGTCTGCGATGCCGCCGACAATGTGTTGATCCCTTTTCTATGGGCTAACTCGACTCCAGCAATAGCGCACAGCAACAACGGCACAGCCGGCGTTCTTTACTTCAATGATTATGTTCAAGATGTATTTTATGTAGGTCAACAAATTACAGTTGCAGGTTGTGGCAGTAATTTTAATGGCAGCAAGACAGTCAATGGCGTAGGTGAGAAAAGCATCGAAATTACAACAACTCACGCGGCTAATGTGGTTAAAACTTATCACCCAATTAACCCTTATGGTTCTGTTGCTGCTACTACTTACACAGATTATGCGACTATTCCAGCGATCCAAGAAGCCAGCCTGATGATCTCCATCGATATCTGGCAGTCTCGCCAAGCGCCTTCGAGCGGTGGCGTTACAGTTGACGGATACGCTCCAAGCCCTTATCGAATGGGCAACACTCTACTTGCTCGCGTTCGTGGCTTACTTGCACCATATCTCGATCCGCGTAGCATGGTTGGCTAACCATGGCAGCGATCTCAACCCTTCGCGCAACTATTGCAGCCGCGCTAGTCGATAATACTAAATACTCTGTATTCTCATTCCCACCTGCTACGCCTATCGTCAATAGCGTAGTAATCAGTCCGGCTGATCCTTACTTAACACCGACTAATAATGGCCGCAATAATGTTGCGCCACTTGCTAACTTTTCTTTAAACATATTCGTTCCCCTTCTGGATAATGAGGGCAACCTAAATGGAATTGAGGATCTACTAGTTGCAGTCTTTAACAAACTAGCGGCTTCCTCTATCGTCTATAATGTGGGAGATGTGAGCGCGCCTAGCGTTCTCAATGCTGCATCAGGCGATCTTTTAACCTGCTCAATGCAGGTCTCAGTCCTAACGAGTTGGAGTTAAAATGACCCTTGAACAATGGGAAAAAGACAACGCAGCGTTCCTGATCAAGATCGGTCAGATCGCTCCGGCAGCACCAAAACCAGCAACCAAGAAAGATGAGGAATAAACCACATGTCAGTATATCTAAGCAATGGTGTAGTTCTAACTGTTAATGCGGTTGATCTATCATCTCTAGTATCATCTGTAACTATCAACCGTTCATTCGATGAACTAGAAGTTACAGCAATGGGAGACTCAGGCCACAAGTTCGTAAAGGGCTTAGAAGCATCGTCTATCACTATCGACTTCTTTAACGATGAAGCAACTTCTAAGACACTTCAGACTTTGAACACAGTATGGGGAACTAGCACTACTGTTACAGTAAAGCAGACTTCAGGCGCAACAGCCCCAACCAACCCACTTTACACAATGTCTTGCTTGGTCAATAACATCACACCTATTAACGGTGCAGTTGGCGATCTTTCAACTCAGTCTGTAACTTGGAATGTCAACGGCACTATCGCAGTCACAACAGCGTAATAAACCAACTAAGGGGCAAAAGCATGGCAAAACTAAAGGTAACAAGGGCAGACGGAAGCGTTAACGAGTACCAGATCACTCCGGCGATCGAGTACGCCTTTGAGCAATATGCAAAGAAGGGCTTTCATAAAGCCTTTAGAGATGATGAAAAGCAGAGCGATGTCTATTGGCTTTGCTGGGAATCTATTCGTCGGTCGGGTGAAACCGTTAAACCCTTCGGAGAAGCGTTCTTGGAAACTTTGGCGCGAGTCGAAGTTCTCGATGACGACCCTTTGGAGTAACGCGAGAGTCCTTCACCTATCTCGTAGCGAGACTATCGCTAGAGACAGGACTCTCGCCACAGACTTTAATTGAACTAGATCACACGATGTTCAGGACTTTACTTCAAGCCCTGAAAGACAGAGCAAAGGAGCAGAGCGATGCCAGTCGAACTAAAAGGCGCAGATAAACTTCGCAAAGCCCTTCGTGAGTTTGAACCTGATTTAGCCAAGGCAACTACTAAACAAATGGCAGCCGCGCTCAAGCCTATTACTAACAAGGCTCGTGGCTATATGCCGTCTAATACTGCCATGCTATCTGGTTGGACTTCTGCTGCTTCGTCATCAGATACCGCTAAGTACCGCATGTTTCCTAAGTACGATCAGTCAGAAGCCAAGCGCGGAGTTAAATACTCGACCAGTCCTTCTAAGCCTAATAAGCGCGGCTTCGTATCTCTAGCGCGGATTATTAACTCATCAGCCGGCGGAGCGATCTACGAGACAGCAGGCCGCAAGAACCCTAACGGTCAGCCAACCTTCCAGCGCACTAAGTTCACACCTGCTTCTTACCGCGAGGACGGTCGAGGCTATAACAAGTCTCTAAACCCTAACGCTGGTAAGCAGTTCCTAGCGCGTGCTAACGCCACAGGCGAACTAGTTAACGCTCGACCAAGACAACAAGGGCAAGCAGGTCGATCAACTCGCAAGATGACTGGTCGCGCCATATTCAGAGCATTCGCAGAGGATCAGGGCAAAGTCACAGCAGCGATCGTTAAAGCGATCGGCAGTTCTGCTATTGAGTTCAAAGCAAAGACTAAGGTGAAATAATGGCCGATCTAAAGATAGATATTGCTTCGGTATTCTCTGGCAAGAAAGCCTTTCAAGATGCCGCTAAGTCAACCCTTAGCCTTAACTCACAGGTTAAGACACTTGCTAAGTCTTATGTTGGTTTATTCACCGTCCAGCGTTTAGGCCGCGCAGGTTTCAGCGCCGCTAAAGCCTTTGCTCAAGATGACAAAGCGGCCAGAGTATTAACCCAGTCTTTAGATAATTTAGGCCTAGCCTTTGCAGATCCTTCTGTTAAGAACTTTATTGCCGATCTTGAAAAGCAGTTTGGTATCCTCGATGATCAACTGCGCCCAGCCTTCCAGCGTTTATTGACTACTACTGGAGATGTCGCTAAGAGCCAACAGTTACTCCGCACAGCACTCGATCTAAGCGCGGCAAGCGGCGCAGATGTTGTATCTGTAGCAGGTGACTTATCAAAGGCTTATGTAGGCCAGACTAGATCCCTTGCCAAGTACGGCATCGGTTTAACTCAGGCTGAACTAAAGGCTATGTCCTTTGAGGAAGTTCAGACACGAATTAACGGTCTATTCGGTGGACAGGCAACTGTTGCAGTCGATACCTATGCCGGTGCGCTTCAGCGTTTGTCAGTATCTGCTAATAATGCTCAGGAGATTATTGGCGGCGGCTTACTCGATGCACTCGCAGCCCTTGGCGGCGGTGGAGAAGGTGGACTCACCAACACTCTCAACCTTATTGAAAAGACTTCAACTGCACTTGCTACCTTCGTGCGCCGCATGGGAGTTGGCGCTGGTCAAATAGCGGCCTTGCTTCGTGGAGACTTTGGTGCGTTTCGCGCAATAGGCGAAGCGGAGATGAACCGCGGCCGAGACATGTCTGGCATAACGCCGTCTATCCGAGCAGAGTTACAGAAGGCCGCAGCCGACAAAGCAGCGAAAAAGAACCGCGATGCACTACTCAAGACAACTAAAGAACAAACCAAAGCGATCAAGGAACAGACAGCCTTGCAGAAGGCTGGAACTCTGTTTGATATTCAACAGGCTTCGATCATCGCTGCACTCAAGGGCGAGATTACAGCAGAGGAGCGCAAGCGCCTAGAACTGCAGTTAGCGATCCTTACCGGCAACACTAACGAGGCATCTAAACTCGCTGGAGAACTTGCCAAGTCTCAAGGGCTATCACAGCAACTAGCAGCCTACCTAGCAAGCCTGCCAGATGCTAAGAATCCTTTTACAGCGTGGAAGTCTTATCTCGACATGATCGAGTCTCAAGTCGCTCGTATTGCAGCAGGTAATGTCCAGACCGTTCCAACATCTATGGCTTCAGGTTATGGCGTAACTGGTCAGCAGTATTCTCTACCTAACGCTTCAACACAGACCAGCGCAGCAGGGGTTGACTTCACAGTTAATGTCAACGCTGGTTCGATAATTGCCCAAGAAAGTCTGCAAGATGTTCTCCGAGATACTTTGCTTGATGCTTCACTATCTGCCAAGTTCTCTGCCATATTTAGGCAAGGCGGTTCATTCGGGCCATGACACTTCCTGCCCAGATAGCAGTCTCGTTCGACTTCACTAGCGGCGCTACTTTCGGCTATCCCTTTACTATCGGCGATGAAAAGTACGGCAAGTTAGGCACAGGCACACTTGCCTCTAGTACTACTCCAGAGCCTACGGTTGATCTAACGCCAAATGTTAGACAGATCAGCATCAAGCGTGGCCGCAATATCATGCGCGATACTTACGAGGCTGGGTCTGCAACGATTCGAGTCTTAGATCCTGATTCTTACTTCAACCCACAGAATGTGAACTCGCCTTACTTTGGCTTCCTAACTCCACTCCGCAAACTGCGTGTCTCAGCAACAGTAGGCGGCGTTGGTTACTTCCTGTTCTCAGGCTATACGACAGACTATAAGTACACCTATCCTCAAGGCCAAGAAACAGGCTATGTGGATATCATCTGCTCAGATGCTTTCAGACTTATGCAGCAGGCTGGGATTACAACTGTGGCAGATGCTACGGCTGGGCAAGACACCGGCACTCGTATAAACCGCATTCTTTCGCAAGTACAATGGCCGTCATCTATGCGCACCATAGACACAGGCAACACCACCTGTATAGCCGATCCAGCGACATCACGAACTGCCCTTGATGCCCTCAAGAACGCAGAGTTCTCCGAGCAGGGCGCGTTCTACATAGATGTTGAGGGAACGGCAGTTTATTTAAACCGTACTAATGTAATCAAGAAGTACGGTGAGACTCCGATCGAGTTTAACCAAACTACTGGTATTCCTTACACAAACTTAACCTTTGCCTTCGATGACAAGTTGATTATCAACTCAGCCGGCATGACTCGCTACGGCGGAACTCAGCAAGTATCTGAGGACTCAGCCTCTATTGCCAAGTACTTCCCTCATCAGATCAACGAGAATAACTTGGTCTTGCAGACTGATGCAGATGCCCTCAATGTGGCAAAAATATATGTAGCAACTCGCAAAGAGACCACGATCCGCATAGATGCCATGACGGTCGATCTACTCGATCCAGCAGTTCCTACTGCCACAATGCTTGGTCTGGACTACTTCTCAAATCTAAAAATCACCAATGTTCAGCCAGATGGCTCAACTATTGTTAAGACTTTGCAAGCGCAAGGACTCTCATGGAACATCACGCCAAATGCCATGAGCGTAACTGTGACCACACTCGAACCGATAGTGGAAGGGTTCATCATCGGATCGGACATATCAGGTATAATCGGCACTAACATAATGGCGTATTAGGAGATATAAAATGCCCGTAGGTCTACCATCAACAACTGGAGATGTCCTTAGTTCTGCCATGTACAATTCTTTAGTGTCGTTCTCCTTGAACGATCAGACAGGCACAACCTACACACCTGTCCTTACCGACCAGTATCAGGTGCTAGTAACCCGATCTAATGCTGGCGCTTCAACCATGACGATCCCTACAAACGCAAGCGTAGCCTTTCCAGTCGGAACAGTAATCACAGTCCTAAACAAAGGCGCAGGTGCAGTAACGATCTCAGGCGCAGGTGGCGTAACCGTTCTATCTGCTGGAGCAACAGCGGCAAGCCCAGTCCTAAACCAGTACAAGTCTTGCGCACTAATCCAGACTTCAGCAAATAACTGGTATGTCGTGGGGGCTATTGCCTAATGATCGCTAACTTAATCACCGCAATTACACAAATTCAAGCAATACCTTTAACAATAGATTATTTAGTTGTCGCTGGTGGCGGCGGTGGTGGTGCAGGTCTTGGCGGTGGTGGCGGTGCAGGCGGTATGCGTTGTACTGTTACTGCAACAGGCGGCGGTGGTTCGTTAGAGTCGGCACTAAATCTTAGCAAATCTACAAATTACACAGTAACCATTGGTGCTGGTGGTACAGGTGGTGCAGACTCAACAAACAATAGCGGCACAGTAGGGGCTAATTCAGTATTTTCAACTATTACTTCTAATGGCGGTGGCTTAGGCGGCGGCGAAGGATCTAATGCAGGTAGCGGCGGTTCAGGTGGCGGTACTGGTCAGAATAACTCAACAGGAGTAGGAACTGGTACTGCTAATCAAGGTTTTAATGGTAGTGCAGGTAATTATGATGGTGTATATGTTGCTAAAGGTGCAGGCGGCGGCGCTGGTGCAGTTGCAACTAACGCTGCTAGTGGTGGTTATGGCGGTATAGGTGGTAATGGTGTTTCTACAGCAATTACTAATCCTTCAGCAACTTACGGCGGCGGTGGCGGCGGATCTACGACATTTAGCGGCAGACAAGGTGCAGGCGGTACTGGTGGCGGTGGCAACGGTGCTTATTCTGGCGCTGGCGGCGCGGGAGTGGTAAATCGCGGTGGCGGCGGTGGCGGCGGTGGCGATATTGGCGGCGCAACTTTAGGTGGTGCAGGCGGCAACGGCGGCGCTGGAGTTGTAATCTTGCGTTACGCAAATACTTTTACGATCACTATCGGCGCAGGATTAACCGGATCGACTGCAACAGACGGTGCATCAAAAGTTACAACTATTACTGCTGGCACAGGAAATGTGAGTTGGGCATAATGGCACACTACGCGTTCTTAGATAATAACTCGATCGTTACCGAAGTAATCACAGGAATTGACGAAACTGAACTAATTGAAGGGCTAGACCCTGAAACTTGGTACGGAAACTTTAGAGGACAGAAGTGCGTTCGAACCTCATATAATGGCAATATCCGTTATAACTATGCTGGAATAGGTTTTACCTATGACGAAGATGCAGATGCTTTTATTGCACCTCGACCTAAATGTGGGCATAAAGAATTATTCTTAAATGATGTATTTAAATGGAATTGCCAAGGTTGTGAAATTGAAGCCAAGACTAAGTAAGGCAGCAGTTCAACTTCGTGAACAGTTCGATGACTGCTTCGGCGATCGTGATCGTACCTCGGACGGCTGGATCGGCGATAGTCGGCACTCAACTCGTAAGTCTGACCATAATCCAGATGAGCAAGGTTGGGTTCGTGCCATTGACATTGACCGCGATTTATCCGGCAGACCTAAGCCCGACATCATGCCCGATGTGGCGGATCAACTTCGTACATTGGCAAAGTCTGATAAACGCATCTCGTATCTCATCTTTGACGGCAAAATCGCAAGCCCTAGAAGTTTATGGCGTTGGCGAAAGTATAAAGGGATTAACCAGCACCGTACTCATCTCCATGTATCTTTCACTCGCAAAGGTGATCAAGATAATTCGTTCTTTAATGTTCCGTTATTAGGGGGAAGTCTATGAACATGAAAAATCCACTAGTGCTAACTGCCGGTGCATTCCTATCGGCTTGGGCTGCATCTAACTTCGCAGCAGATTACCGCTCGATCCTTTGGGCTGTTCTTGCTGGAGTCTTTGGATATGCCACGCCCAAACGATGAACGCTACAGACTATGCTGCTATTGCAGTAGCGATCGTGACGGTGCTGGGTGGTGTAACTGCGATGCTCCAGTTCCTGATCAAACACTATTTAGCGGAGTTGAAGCCCAATAGCGGCTCATCTATCAAAGATCAAGTTAATCGGCTAGAAGCGCGTGTCGATACGATTATTGAATTACTAGGTAAGAGACACTAGTCACATGGCTCGCAAGAAGGCTATCGACCTAGATACCTACAACGCGTTAGATGTCTGGGCTATTTCAGTCAATGAAATGTATAAAGCCCTACGCAGGGCAGGCATGTCCATAGATATTGCGCTAGCCATAATCGTTGAACCTACTGCTTATCCTGACTGGATACTTCCTAAACTGCCGAACCAGATAGATCCGCTTCCATACGATGACGATGATGAGGACTAAACTTGAAACGCACAGTTATAGTGCCAGACCTGCAAGTGCCATATCACGATGAAGTTGCGGTACGCAATGTTGCATCTTTTATTAAGGCATACCGCCCAGATAGCGTACTTACTCTGGGAGACGAAATCGACCTTCCACAAATCAGCCGTTGGTCAGAGAACACGAGCGGCTGGTACGAACAAACACTAGCCGAGGATCGAGACCAAGCGGTCGAGGTTCTCTGGTCTTTGACTGAGTACGCCAAGTCTGCGCATATGATTCGTAGTAATCATACGGATCGTTTGTACAATGTAATCATGAAAAAGATCCCAGCATTCTTGGCTTTGCCTGAGTTACGCTTTGAGCGGTTCATGCGCTTGGACGAACTAGGCATCACTTACCATAAGAAGCCCTATGCCTTCGCTAAGGGCTGGGTTGCAGTTCATGGAGACGAACAGGCTATTAACTCTAATGCAGGCCTCACAGCCCTTGGAGCGGCTCGTAGGCATGGGATCAGCGTGGTTTGTGGTCACACACACAGAGCAGGGGTATCGGCCTTTACAGAGGCTTCTGGGGGCAAATTAGGGCGTATCCTGCGAGGGGTCGAAGGCGGACACCTAATGGATATCCGCAAGGCTTCGTACACGCGAGGAACTGCCAACTGGCAACAGGCTTTTATCATCGTTGAGGACACTCAGGTGACTCTAATTAACCTTGAAAAGGACGGCACATTCGTGGTCAATGGAAGGCGTTATGGCAGGGCTAGATGACTTCCCAGACATTCGCCGGACTATAGATGATGCAGTTGATGAGGCAGAATTGTTACCAAACCGTTACCTAAATGTGTTAGACAAGGGCTAGATCAGGCGTATTGTTCTCTGTGTGGAAGCGAGAAAGTCTCGCGGATACGAAAGGGCAAAATTATGAAAATGTCTAGATGCGATCGTTGCATGCAGGAGAACCTAGTCTGGGTTCAAAGCAAAAAGGGTAATTGGTATTTAGCAGATCCAAAGACAATTACCACAAATACTTATGGCAAGAACATCACTATTCCCTTCGCTCACCGTTGCAAAGAGGAAGTTAATTACGAGCGCAACGAAAGTTTCTTATTCGATCTCTGCGCTAGAAGCGGTGCGTAATGAGCGACCTTAACATCGCATTCCTAATGCTGGGCTGGTTCGCCAGTTGCGTTTGGTTCTACACACTTGGCGTTAACGCTGGCTACACAGACGGCCGCAGAGCCGTTCGTCAACAGATCGAGCAAGCCAACAAGGTGAGAGCATGAAAGCCGGTGACTTCCTTACTGAAGCAAAAGCAGTCATTCAAGATCGTGGTCTGCAATACGGCCACCCTAGTGACAACATGCAGCGCACCGCACGACTACTCAGCGCATATCTCGACATGCCGATTCACGATTATCAAGTCGCAGGAATTATGGTACTGGTCAAACTCGCAAGAAGCATGGAGTCGGCTTCCGTTGACACCTATGTGGACATGGCAGCCTACGCCTCAATAGCCGGAACTCTACACACACAGGAGAATGAACTTTATGTTTAATTTAGAGGACTACGAGACAGTAGAGGAACGACTAGAAAAGTTCTGGAAGGAATATCCCGATGCTCGAATTGAAACTACTTTGGTTGAGTCAACGCTTCAGCGATTTATTGTTAAGGCTGCTATTTATCGAACTGAAGTTGATGCACAGGCTTGGACAACTGGCTATGCAGAGGAAACCGTCTCAACTAGAGGAGTTAACTCTACGAGCGCGCTTGAGAACTGCGAAACAAGTGCGATCGGTCGGGCACTTGCTAACGCAGGCTACGCTACGAAAGGCAAACGCCCTAGCCGCGAGGAGATGTCAAAGGTTAAAGCAGCAGAACCTAAGCCGTTCGCTGAGAAGTTAGCAGATAAGATCACAATGCCGGCAGAGGACGATCCTTGGACTGTCAAAGCGGTAGCACCTGCACCAACTGCTGAGGCGGCTGTGGATCTGGTCAAAGAAGTATTAGGCGGAGTCAAGATCGACAAAGACATTCCACTATGCCGCAACTGTCATGACCATAAGCCGATGACATGGAAAACAGGCGTAAGCAATAAGACGAACAAGCCTTGGGCGAACTTCAGTTGCTTCGCATGTAAAGATGTCCTTTGGTACAACTTAGCGCCTGACGGTACTTGGAAGGTGCGTGAAGGACAATGAGCGGCTTACAGTTTATGAACCAAGACGGTGAATGGGAGAACTTCCCCACCGATGATGAATTGGCTGAGAAGGCTAAACATCAAGAACTACTAAACGCTTTGCAGGTTAGGATCATCTGTCATCTATGTAATGAGCCTGTACCACGCGAGGAGTTGGCGTTCTATATTGCCGGCACGATCCTCACTTGGTCATGCAAGAAGTGCCACGCGGTCAATGAGTCAAAGCCGTAAGCATCGGGGCTTTCGCACCGAGCGCGTGGTTGCAGAGTATCTACGGCGCTGGTGGGAAGGCGCTGTGGTTGGTCGAGGTTCTGGGCGTGACATTCTCAATGTTCCGTTCGACTGCGAGGTTAAGGCGCGCACAGGACTCGATGTAAAGGGAACACTCCGCCAGATCGAAAGTCGCACTAAAGAAAGTGGCCTCGTGGGGTTCGCCACTTTCAGACTTAACGGGCAAGGCGAGAACGCTGAGGAATATGTTGCGATGCTTCGTCTTGGCGATCTGGTGGAGTTACTCCTAGCAGCAGGGTATGACAAACGCAAAGATGTAGTTCAAGATAAGGATATAAAGCGGTGCAACCAATGTGGAGAATGGACGATAAATGACCCATGCAACTGGTGCGAACAACAATGAACTGCCTAAGGCGTTTCACACTTGCTTCTGTGGATTCTCGTTGATCGGCGCTTACGATTACTTAGGCGGTCAACAAGGAGTTAGCCGGTTAATGCTCGATCACTTAGAGAAAGTCCATGGAGTTGAGAAGTAATGCCTATCTACGAGTTTGAATGCACCAATGATCTATGCGAGGCTAATCTCAGATATGAGAAGGAACTCAAGATCAACGAGCCGCACGATGTTGAATGTGGGTTCTGCCATGAGCCAATGCGCAAGATATATTCATCGTTTGGCATTCAGTTCAAGGGAAGTGGTTTCTATTCTACTGACAAATAACTTATGCACATCTGTGGATAACTAATGCGTAATCCTTTACTTCGTGCTTACGACACGCCCATGTTATACACATGCTTGACACGCTTGCTACACTCTAGGCAAGAGCCCCTCAAGGGCTCAGACCGCGCCCGAAAGGGCGTAGCGCGGTGGGTTGCTGGAGTGTTGGTGGGATCTCTATGTCTTAGCGGTGCTGAGACAACAATGGCGAATAACATGCCAACTAAAAGCATCAAAGCATTAGCCAATAAGCAATTAACTGATAAGCAATACCAATGTCACAATGAGATCATCTATAGAGAATCAAGATTTAACATAGATGCAGTTAATGGATCACACTATGGCTATTACCAGATGCGTAGTAAGTCTATGCAAGGTAAGCCTTATGACTATCAGTTCTATATCTATTGGTACTATGTATCTAAGCGATATGGTCTAGATCATGAGATCCCAGACTATTGCGCTGCACTACATCATCTAAAGACTAAAGGTTGGCAGTAATGGCTAAGCGAGGAGATCCGAGATTAAGCCGAGACTACAAAGCATTCAGGTTAAAGGTGCTAGCGCGTGACCAATGGTCATGCTTCTATTGCTCAGCACCGGCAACTACAGTCGATCACATCATTCCAATTAGCAAAGCACCTGACTTGGTGATCAACTATGAGAACGCAGTCGCTTGCTGTACCAGTTGCAATAGCAGCAAGGGCAGCCGTAATCAGGCCAATTTTTTAGGTAGAGTGCCTACCCCCCCTGTCTTTTCT